CCTTTGAGACATTCAAAGACTTGAGTGTTACCTTTAAGAAGCATCCTGTATCAGATGATCTGGTAACGGTAAAAGACAAGGCAGCTATCGTTCAGGCGATTACTGCCTTGCTTCTTACTAGGAAGGGAGAAAGACCATTCCAACCTCAGTTGGGATGTGGTATTCAGAATGTATTGTTTGAACCATTGGATTATGGTAGTGCTGGTATTATCAAATCAGAAATCAGAGAAGTTCTGGAACGTTACGAACCAAGAATTTCTGTAGATAGTATTCTATGCAATCCAGATGATATGAACAATGGTTATGAAGTTGAATTGACATATACCATTATTGGTAGAGATGACACACCAGTAACAGTCGAATTCTTCTTAGAGCGTACACGATAATGCCTTATACTCAGGTTGCCAATTTAGACTTTGAAGATATCAAAGCAGCTCTTAAAGATTATTTGAGAGCACAGTCAGATTTTACTGACTATGATTTTGACGGTAGTGCGTTATCGACGCTGATCGACACACTTGCCTATAACACCTATTATACGGCGTTTAACGCTAACATGGTGGTCAATGAACTATTCATTGATTCCGCCACCCTCAGGGACAATGTAGTAGCGATTGCGAAGCAGTTAGGATACAGACCCAGAAGCATTACTTCTCCAACTGCCTACATTTCGTTTCAAGTTCAGTATGGAACCCCGACAACAGATACTGAACTAGTTCTCAAAAAAGGAACAGGATTTATCACCTCATATGATAATAACATCTATCAATATGTTACATTGGATGATGTAACAGGACAAGTAGTAAATGATGTCGCGACATTTGATAATGTTGCTGTTAGAGAAGGCACACTACTTGTAAACACATTTACAGTCAATACAGCATTATCTAATCAAAGATTTGTTCTTGATAATGAAAAGATTGACACAGAAACTATTAAAGTAAAAGTCTTCCCAACTGGAGGATCTTTGAATGAACCATATCTAGTTGCTGATAATATCCTAGATGTTGATGGAACTTCAAAAGTCTTCTTCCTTGATGAAACTGAAGATGGTCGTTATGAGTTGATTTTTGGAGATGGTGTTTTAGGAAAGAAATTAGAAAACGGTGCAAGAATTGAAGTATCGTATATTACAACAACTGGTCCAGAATCAAATAACGTAAAAACTTTCGTATTCTCTGGTGTTGTTGAGAATCCTCTTGGCATCAGTCCAAACTCATTTACAACGACTATAACATCTGTAGTTGCTGCAGCAGGTGGTGAGGATGAAGAGTCTACAGCAAAAATTAAGTATAACGCTCCCAAAACTTATGGTACACAAGATCGTGCTGTAACTGCTCAAGATTATGCTGCTATTGTTCGCAAAGTATTTCCATCTACAAGCGACATTATAATTTTTGGTGGAGAAGACCAGGAACCACCAGAATATGGAAAAGTATTCATTGTAATCAAAGCAGAAAATGCTGCTTTCTTGACTTCACTAACGAAGCAGCAAATTATTGATGATCTTAAGAAGTATATGGTTGCTTCTGTTAGACCAGTGATTGTAGATCCTTCAATTCTCTATATTGAGTTGGATTCAAAAGTATTCTACAATGGTTCTATGACAGATGAGACACCAGGACAAATTAGAGACAGAGTAATTGGTTCTGTACAGACTTATCTCGATAATTCGGACGTTGAGAAGTTCAATGGTAAATTCAGATACAGTAAAGTTGTAGGTGTGATTGATGATACAGATAGATCAATCAACTCTAACTTAACTGAGGTAACAATGAGGAAGGATTTCTATCCTAGTCTCAATTCTACCTTCTATTATGAAGTATGTTTCCAAAACGAATTTGACAAGGATTGTGATGGACCCGCTCTGTCATCGACTGGGTTTAGAGTAACTGAGTATCCTACTTTTGATGTTTATCTTGAAGATAGGGATGGCAAAATTGTCCTATATAGAATAGATAGCGTAACAGGCGAAAAGGTTGTTCTAGACAGCAATGTTGGCGACATTGATTATGAAAAAGGTGAACTAAAAATGTATGCTCTTACTATCATTAAGGGTACATTCATTGACAATCGCATTTCTGTTAGAGTAAAACCAAAGTCTAATGATATCAAGGCACTCCGTGAGGTATACCTTGACGTTGATGTTGCGAATTCCTCGTTCACTGCATACAAAGAGTAAGTAAATGCCTGCTGTAAAGACTAAGAGAATCTCTACTCTAATCGAGTCACAGCTTCCTGAATTCATTTCTACTGAGTATGAACTTTTCTCAAAGTTTGTACAAAAGTATTATGAAGCACAGGAGGTACAGGGTGGTCCTCTGGATGTTCTAAGTAACATTCAAAAGTATGCTGATATCGATTACTACGAGAAGTCGCTTCTAAAGCAAAGTGACTCCTTAGTCTCAAACATTAGCGATAGTGATACTACCATTGATTTGGTAAACGCAAAATCATTTCCAAAGAAAAATGGTTACGTTAGAATCAATGACGAAATCATTTTTTACGAGAATCGTACAGATACTCAGTTACAGAATTGCTCTAGAGGAGTAAGTGGTAATACTAAACTAGGTGATCTGTATAGTTCTTCTAATTTTACTAGCACATCTGCTGCTTCACACTTAGCAGGAGCAGAAGTATTCAATGTTAGTAACTTATTTTTATATGCGTTTGTAAAAAACTTTGAGAATCAGTATCTAGGTTCATTCCCTGAAAAATATCTAAAGGGAGAAGTAGATAAGAGAACTCTAATTAAGAATATCCAGAAGTTCTACAAAGCAAAAGGAACTGATAGTTCTATCAAGTTTATCTTTAACACAATTGTTGCTAAAGATGTAGAAAACAAACCAGAAGTATATCATCCTAGAGAATTTACATATAAGTCATCCGAATCTGATTGGATTAATGTATATGCCTTAAAGGTAAAAGTTGTATCTGGTAATCCAAAAGATTTAATTGGCAAACAGATTGTTCAGACACCATCTGAAGAGTATGGATATGCTTCTGCTACTGTAGACAATGTTATTGCCCAAGGAACAATTTCTGGTGAAGTAATTTGGAATATTGTCGTTGCTCCAGAAACTATTAATGGTATTTTTGGAATTTCTACAAAAACTAAATTAGAAAATGCATTACCTTCAACCCTTGGTGTAGGAGATAGGATTAATGTTTCTTCTACCATGGGGTGGGATTCTCTGGGGGAGGTTCTTGTAGGTGAAGAAGTAATTAAGTTTGATGATAAAACAGTAACTCAATTTGTTATTAGTGAAAGAACTTCGCCAGTATCACATAACCGTGGAGATTTTGTATACAAACCTGTTACTATTGAAGGATCTGGTGTAAAGTTACTCACCTTGGGTATTGTATATGATGCTTTACCAGATAATACTCAACCATACTCATTTACAGGTGATGCTGTACAGGTATCAAATCCTGGATTCCAATCAGCGGATCCTAGAATTGTTTTAACTGGCACAAATCAACTCAGATGGATTAGTGACACTGGAACATCTGTCACATCTAATACAAACACTAATGTAGAACAATCTCTACAAAGAATTACTAATAATGTATCTGCTATCTTTGCAGATGATCAATATTATTATATCACATCTTCTAGTTATCCATCATATAATATTTTTGATGGACCTACTATTACACAATCAGTACAGGATCAGAAGCTTCTTAGAATTCTCAGAAAGACACCAACTGTAACTACTGAAGTTTACAAAACTCCCAAGAGAGATGTTGGTATCTTACTAAACGGTGTACCAATTTATGGATATAGAGATCCAGAAAGTATTCGGTTTGGTAAACTAGATGAAATTAGAGTTGATAACAGAGGTCGTGGATATGTAAATCCACCATTTGTTATTGTTGATGGTCTTCCTGGACGAGCAAGAGCTAGGATGGTTGGACAGGTTGTTGATAGTATCATTATTGATACTGATATCGTATTTCCTGTAACTCCTACAGTAGAAATTACTTCTGGACGAGATGCTGTTGCTAGAGCAATTGTTACTGGTGGAGAAGTAACTAGTATTGTTGTAGAAAATCCTGGTAAGTTTTACTCTTCTCCGCCAATTGTAAGAATTACTGATAAACTCGGAAAAGGTAGATTTGCTGAATATACTGCAGTAATTGATACTGATGGATCTATCATTAGATTTGATAAAGTAGCGGGTGGTACTCTTTTCACTCAGCAAAATATCATGGTGGAAATTATTCCTGTTGGAGCAGGTGCTTCAGTAACGCCTTTCCTCAAAGAATGGAATAAGAATAGATTTTCTAATCTTTCCACAGTTCTAGACAAACAGTTTGGTTATGTTTTTGAAAATATAAACAATGTTTTAGAATATGGATATGGACAACTTGCTAATCCAAAAGCACTCAGAGTTCAATTAAATGACAACTTAAACTCTGCTGATACAGAACCAACAGTCAAAACTCACTCTCCTATTCTTGGATTTGCTTATGATGGCAATCCAATCTATGGTCCTTTCAGTTATGAAAATCCATTAGATACAAATTCTCCAATTGTAAGAATGACTTCTAGTTATTCTTTATCTGGAAATAGACAGGATGGTCCATCTACAATTCAATATCCCCTTGGATCATTTGTAAACGATTACGTTTATTCTCACAAGAGTGGTTCTCTGGATGAAAACAATGGTCGTTTTTGTATCACACCTGATTTTCCAGAGGGCACTTATGCTTACTTTATTACTATTAATAGTGAGCAAACACCACAGTTCCCATATGTTATTGGAGAAAACTTTTACTCTCTACCAGTAGATAGTAACTATAATTCTAATATTAATCAAAATGATATTCCAAAGAATGCTAAGAGATTTTTCTCTCCTGGTATGCTTGGAAATGGTGATGGTTTAGTTGCTACTATTTCAGAAGTTAGATCTGGAACGGTAGATAATATTGCTATTGATAATTCTTCTAGTAACTTCTCTGTAAACTCCCAACTATATTTCAATAATCAAGGAACTCAAGGAAAAGATGTTGCTGCTTTAGTTTCTTCAGTTACAGGAAAACCAGTAAATTACTTACAAAGTAAAGAAGATAAGGTTGTAAAACTAACAACAATTCAGAACGCTTTCTTGTTTGTAGATGATACATTAAGGCAACCATCGTCTGCTGCATCTGGTACTATTGTTGGAACAGTACAAAACGATAACGTAATTGTATTGAAAGATGTTGTTGGTACATTTGATAACACTGGAACTTTCTCCGCTGATATCAAAACCTTCATTCTTACTATTGATCAAGATAGTTCTTACACCAAAGGAGCTACATTAAGTTTGACTGATGGTGTAAATCCACCAATTGCTACTGCTGAAATTTTAGAAGGAACTAGTAGACAGAATACTGTTACTATTAAAGTATTAACAGGAACTTGGATTGTTGACGATGACTATTATATCCAATCAGATAACCTATTCAACACTTCTGGATCTAAAATTGTAACTCTTGTTTCTTTGAGCGACAATCTAGAACCATTTGAAGTAAATCAAAGTGTTGCTTTAGTAGAAACTACCGAGAATCATGGTCTAGCAATTGGCGATTCTGTAGATATCAGTATATTCCCAGATGATGCTACAAAAACTAAAAACTACTATCTAAGAAAAAGATTATACCAACAGGTAACTTTTAAAGCACCATCAAATTCTACTACTATTGACTCAGATGGTATTGGTAGATTTACTATTCTAAATGGTGGAGCAGATTATACAGAAGATGTTTATACAGATGTACCACTAACTGGTGGAACTGGATCTGGTGCTACAGCAACTATTACAGTTTCTTCTGCTGGTGTTGTAAACAATGTTACTTTAACAAATCTAGGAACTGGATACAGAAGAGGTGATTATCTTGGTGTTGACGACGATCAACTTCAAAGATCTGGAGGTTCTTTAAGTTCTTCTAGATTAGCAATTTATGTTGATCATGCAGGCATTGCTTTCAACGCATCAGACATTAAAGTTAAAACTGCTAAAGGATTTGCTGAAGGTGATTTAGTTTCCATTGGTTCAGAAATTGTAGAAATTACTGCTATCAACGGTAATGTTATTACTGTCACCAGAGGAAGAGAAGGAACACTTGCTGTAGATCACTATAACGGTGGATCTTTATCTTTATACAAACCAAGATATAATTTCTCTAATAATTTTAGAATTACCAATAGCAATGGTAGTGGATATATTCAATCATATGACTTGAATACGCAGAACGCTACACTTGTATTTGATTACAGCATCGGCAAGAGAGAATCAGAACCACTAACTTTAAGTTCAACATTTTTTGATGAAAGTAGTCAACAGAGATTAGTGTCTGTTGTTTCTGTTGGGGATATTGATTTTAAATTTGAATTTTCTGAGGACAATACCACATTTACTCCAAATCCAAATATAGAAATTCAAGAATTTTATAAGTATGATTTTGATACCTCTCACTCTTCATTAACTAATACGTATTTTGATCTAAGTCCAAGTAAGAGTTTTAATCTACTAACTCTTGAAAAAGTTGCAACTACTATTTTACCAGGAAACCCAGGCGCATCTACATCGGTTAAGTTTGGATTTGGTCCAAGGTTAACACAAAACCTTTACGATAATAAGACTGGAACAAACTTCTCAAACTTCTATTACTTTGATAAGAATGGCATTGTAAATTCCGAGGGTGCTTTCTTTGAACTAATCACAGATCCCCTACAAGGAACAAAAACACTCAATTATGTAACTCCAAATAGATTTGTATACAATATCACTAAAACACCTTTGTGGGATGGTTCTGGTTCTATTTCGTATACTACCAGTGGACAGTTTGCTGTTGGGGAAATTAATGATATCAATATCACAAATTTAGGATTAAATTATAAAAAAGTTCCTCTTGTTATTGGATGTGATCCATCGGAACCATTTAGAGGAAGTGCTACAGTTAGATTTGATGCAGCAACAAATATCATTACTGGTGTTGACATTGATAACATTGGATCTAATTATGTAAATCCAAAAGTTGTTATTATAGACGGCGATGGAACTGGAGCACAGTTTACCGCAACTCAGCGTAATGGTGAGTTATTTTCTATTGTTGTAGATAATCCTGGATTTGGTTATACTTATGCTCCACAGATAAAAATTATAGAATCTGCTGTAAGTTTGTATTCTGAGAGCAATAGTATTGGTATTCCACAAAGTGTAAGAATTATCAACAATGGCGCTGGATATCATTTAGACAAAACTGTAGCATCTGATGTTACTTCAAAATATACATTAGCATTAAAAT